AGAGACAATTAAGTCTCTTATCTATATATTATTTTTTATGTGCATTGCTGAAAAGTAGTTCTTTAAAGATTTAGTAGAACCTACTCCACCTGAGTGTTGTTCTACTTCATTTCTTGAAACTGTACCTTTCTCTCTTAGCATAGTTAACAAAGCTACTAAAGAATCTTGGTCACCACCTCTATCCTTTATTACTTCTAACACTGATTGGTCTAAACCATAACTAGATAATAACTGTAGTTCAGGATATGTCATCATATTAGCACTACTGTTATTCTTAACTTGTCCTGTTAATGTATCAATGCTATTAGAATCACTAGCTGTTCTAATACCCTTAGTAAGTAACTGTTTAGTTCTTCTAAATGGTAAATCTAATATAATATACTTATTAGTAGTTAAATGGGAAGGTGTAGAATCAGTAGCTTCTATTAATAATCTTTGTTCAAAGTTATAATTAAGTTTAGAAGCTACTTTAATATTATTATCTACGGTTATCTTACCATCAAATACATCGTCATCTATAGGTACTATGACTTCTAAATAACCATCCTCATTATCTAACCTAGTCATAAATGCATCAAACTGCTTATCTGACATACTTTTAAATAAATCTCTATAAAGTTTTACATTATGTTCAGACTTAGTGATATCTTTTATTACCGATAAGATATAGGTTTCTGCTTTCTTACGATTCTTCATAGTTTACTACTGTAGAGCAATATATATTTTTTCAGTATCGGTAACACCACCTGAACCTATAATATATTTATTAAGATTTGATATTAAAGGAAAGGTATCTATAGGTTTTGGTGATAAGGACGCCTTAGTTATTTCTAGGAATGTACCAGTATTAATTCCATAAGTTAACTTATTATCATTATCATCAGATATTCTCTTACTAAACTTACTAGTAGAACTACCCACAGAACTAATATAAACTACTTTAACAGTTAGTGGTTCGACAGCATCTTTAAAACGAAGAACTGAATTATCATCATGAACGCCTGATGAGAAACCATCTTCTCTTAAAGAAGTGTTTGCTGGAACACCAATGTATTCACCATATAATGTATATCCTGCATTAGGATATAAATCAGGTTCGATAAAATCAGGATTAGGTAGTATCATCACTGTATCAGTACCTGGGTCTAAGTATATTGCTTTACTATGTTCGGTACCTTCTACAAATATTGTTCCTAGAAACACTAATTCTACATCTACTTCTTCAGGTGGAGTATCAGCAGAATCAGAATCTTTAAAGTAAGTATATTGATAAACGTTATTAGGTTTATCAGTCTCTATCGGTTTTTTTAATACTGTAGAAGTTTCTAATACCTTTTCAGGTATAGTTATTAAAGCATGTACTATATCAAACTGGATATTGACACTAACCTTATCATCTTCTTTAGCGACTGACATGATTCTATTTTGTAATTGTAGGTCTGTTTCTTTCATTATCTATTTCCTTTTATTAGTTAATCATATTAAATTATTCTGCACTAGGTGAGGTAGTAAGTTTCTAGTTACTAATCTCAACCATTCATCATCGCTCTCGTTATAAGGTATCATTGCCATTAATCCCAATATTTGAATATCAGGTCTGATAGACTTTACTATGTATAAATGAGTAATGAATAAGTTACTAAGAGATAATCTTTGTACCATACTGTTACGAGTAGGTATAGTAGGGTCTACTGCATCAACGTGTTTCTTAAACCTATTAGCTACTTCTTTATCCTGTTGTGTTAATATATCTACAATAATATCATAGAAGTTAGGCTCATCTTTAGTTCTTTCTTTATTATAAACATTAATAACAATATCATTAATAATATCATTACCTTCTTTAAATTCTTCGACTGGGTCTAGCTCTTTCTTATTCTTCGGCATCATCTTCCTTTTTATCTTCTTTATTTATTATAGGCATATCTTCTAATTTATATTTACCTACTAATGTCTTCTTATCATCTTTTAACCAATATGGTTTATAACTACCCTCTCTCATCTTTAGTAAATCTACTACTGATAAGAATGGAGGTATGTCTGTAGAGTATTGTTTAATAGCCCACCATCCTCTAGTCCTTAATAACATATCCCAATCATAACCTAACTCTTCTAAATCTTTACGAAGTACTTTAGCACTACATAACAATCCTTTAAGGTATGGTTTATATACGGATAACTGATGTAACTCTGCCGTGATAGTCACAGCTCTTCTTAACATAAGGTTATCTTTTAACTTACCTCTAACTGTATTATTAGTAAGTGGTACTTCTGGTAATAAGTCCATAAAGTAATTACGAGGGTTACCACCAATACCAAACTTATTAGCTTTACAATAATGAAGTTCAGTTAACTCTGGTTGAACTCCTTCAGTTTGAGATATTATTAAATCTAATATAAAACCAGATGTACCTGTCTTAGATCTAAACTGTTGTAACTTAACTATATTTAAATCATTCTTAGAATCATTCTTATATAAAGGATACAATGGAGTCTTAGTAGATGTATTCAATAAAGCAGTAGACCCGAAAGCTTTCCATAGATGAGTAGTTAAGAAGTTAATCTTATCAGTAACTCCTTTTATATTCTCATCTTGTTTAAGATATTGTAAAGTCTTAGTAGGTTTAGAATATGGGTTACTAGACATATCTATCTTATTACCTAGATGTGCAGTTAGTCCAAAGAATATATTACCTTTGTTAGATAGTCTAGGTAAGTCTTTTAATACTTTAGTTTTAAATAATCCTTGTTGCATAAATAGAGTATTAGTCTTATCAGCTTCTTTAGTTTCTAAAGCATCTACAGTAGACTCTGGTTCAAACTCTGATAAACTATCTATAGTAATAAATGTAGGATACATCAACTCTAAAGGCTTATTAGTCATAGGGTCCATAAAACAATCATACGATACTACTGCACTCTTATCTTCTTCTTTAGTAGATACTAACTTATATAATATATCTTTTACCCATACATTAGCACTCATACTAGCTTTAGATATAACATCCCAAGCCTTATTATATATAGGGTCTTTAGGTAGGTAATTTATAATATGGTTAGCTGAACTATTAAAATGTGATAAGTTTATCTCCATATTATTCTCAGTATCATATGTTAGTATATGTGTGTATTCTGGTAAAGATGATTCTGTTCTATCAGCAGCGGTAAGTATCATATAGTTTAATATAGTTGTTTTAAAGTTATTACCTCTACCGATAACTCCTACTACTGAGGATAGTCCCCCATTTAGTATAGTTTCTCCTTTAGCACCTACAGATAAAGCAGATGTTGGTATGTCTATAGTAGCCCCTACGTTTATTAATGGTCTAGGTTTTAACTTTGGCATAATTACTTTAGTTCTATTTCTCATTTTATCTCCATTATCTTAATTTGTCATATGAAGTATAACAGGTTAAAACTTTTAAGAGTAGTTTAAAATGAAAATAATTACTTATTAATAAAAGGATAAATAAATGAAACTATTCACCATCCCGCCTTGGGACGAACATATAGATATTAAACATGTAGCCACTAGTTGGAAGATATCTAATACTATAGATATGACCTCCATCATCACCGAGTCTGTTGAAGATGCTGTTAATGTTATATCTTATTCTGTTAATATAGAAGTACCAGAAGGGGAGACTTATTATATAAGTGCCTTGAGACATTTAGAAGACATCCACGGAGATGCTGTTAATTATACTAATTGGTTAGAACCTGTAGCTTTTACAAGTGATAGCATAGGTGAAGGTATCTTAATAGAACAGACCCATATAGCTAAACCATTCCTAGAAGATATTACTATAGATAATGTAGGACTACATGTTAAACTATCTCCTTATGAAGGCACTGGAACACATACCAGTACTGTGATAGTTATACTTGGAGATAATAAAGAAGTGTTTGTAAAGACTTTATTAAAAGATACTGATGCTGACCTTGTTAACTTTACTATACCTACTATCGAAGCTAATTTTAAAGAGTATGAAGAAGTTACTATTAAGGTTATGTTTACTAACAACACAGGATTAATGTCATATATGTTATCAGAAGATACTTCATATGGTGCTACTTTATTTAAAGTAATAGGTAAGTTACACGATATAAACCCATACATACCTGAAGTGTATGATATAGTTAATACTGGTAATACTAATGTAAGAGTAAGAAGTGCTGTAGTATTTTCATTAAATGGGGTTATTGTATTCACTCCTACTATTGATGCTATTAATAACCAATTTAAGTTTACTAGTGGTAATAACGCAGATGGTTACTTAGATAAAGATACTACTTATAAATTAACTATAGGAGTAGACTATATTGATGAATCGGGTAATCTTAAAGAATTAAGTAGAGATTACTATATATCTACTATGTCTAATATCGTTAGCAGATATACAGATATAGATGTTACTTATATTAATAAGTTAATAGAGGTAGAAGATAGTGAGTTTAATATAGCTAGTACTCAAGAGTTTAACACTGAACAGAACTTAGAAGGTATCATACCTTTCATAGATACTAATTTAGTATTTGCTAGATATAACGATACTACTAAGAAATTCAATATCTTACACACTACAAATATAGTGGGTCCTACTGGTAGTTATGTTTGTAAATACCTACCGTTAAATAGATTACTTATAATCTCTACTGATAAAGTACAAGTAGTAGATTATAAACACGGTACAATAGATAACTTAGAAGTTACTGAGCATGTTGTCTCTTTTAATATTAAAGATATAGAGAATGATAACTTCACTTATATAGATGGTTCACATATAGAAGTATTCACTAATGATAATAATACTTTTGTTCATAAACAGTTTAATTTTATAACTGGTGAATTAATTACTCTATTTAGTAAAGAGATGACCGACATCACTACTTGTACTAGTATTAGTGCTAATCTTGTAGGTGGTAATAATATTCTAATAGTTCCTAACTCTCCTGAAACTATGTCTGCGTTTAACTATAGTATAACTTATGGCACATTAGAGAAATCTATAAATATATTAGAAGACTTTAGACATATTCAATTATCTAGTTATAATTTATTAAATGGCAATATAGTATATTTCAAAAGAGAAGGTACTACTAAATTAAGAACGTTTATGGTGTTTAATAAGGACATTCCTAGCATGGTTGAACACATAGGATTAGCCGCTATAGATAGCCCTTTAAGTAGGTCTATAAATTATAGAAGTAGTGAGATAGATTTTATAGATAACGATGGTAAAATAATAAGATATAATTAATAAGAATATACAGATAGTTTAAAGCTATCTGTATATAATCTTTTTTAAATGTATCTATTATATTAATTTTAATTTTTAGTTGATGAAAATCAACTATATAAAAGAAAAAGGAAACTTACATGACGAACTTTGAGAATGCTTCACCACAAGTGGTGATGTTTGGTGCAGACGATCAATCAGTTAGATCTCTTCCAGTTAAAGCGATTGACATTCCTACACATTGTCCTAAATTCTATAGCTTCTTCGAGAAAGGGCCTAGTGGTCCTCAACTTGTTGATGGCGGAGATTTGATGGAGATGTATGGAGTAGGTAGTTTTGATACTGAAAGTAAATTCTTTAACCCAGCTATGAAATATATGGAAGGTATATTAGGTAAAGGTAACGCAATAGTAGTTGAACGATTAGTTCCTTCTAATGTTACTACTAAATCTAATACTACTATATACTTAGATGTTGTTAAAGATATGATAAAAAAATATAAGAGAACAGATGCTGGCGTTATTGTTAAAGATAGTACTGGTGCTAAAGTAGAAGATACTGATAGTCCTATTGAGGGTTACCGTATTAAAGTTATCCAAGAGGTTAACACTGACCCTTTAACTACTGGTCTAGGTACTAGACAAAGTAAGACTGGTTATATGACTGCTTTAGATGGTACTAAATCTACGATGATTCCAATAATGGAATTTAATGCTTCTTACTTAGGTGGTACTTATAATAAGTATGGTTTCGGTATTAATCTTAAAAAGAATAATGAACTAGGTAGTACATTTTTAGAGAAAACTAAATCTTTACCATTTGAAGTATATCTTTATGAGAAAGATATTAATGGTTCTCCTACTATCGTTAAAGATTTATTTGGAGCTACTAAGAATACATTTGTATTTAAATCAGGTGTTAAGAATCCAAATACTACAGCAGTAATGGATGCTACTACTATGTTAGATAACTATAGTAATCTAACTAACTTAACTTTAAATAAAAGATTACCTGTAATAGATGCTCCTTATATCTATAGTGAAAACCTAGATGATTTACTAGGTAAACTATATGAAACAGAGAAGCCTTATATTAACGCTATGATGACTGTTAATGATGGTTCTATTGTTAATACTAGTTCGTGGTTTGATTTCATTAGTGATGATGATGCAGATAATAATAAGTATCTAATTAACCCATTCAATGCTTACTCTACTAATAGAATATTCTATTTCTCAATAGCACTAGACCAAGAGACTGTAACATATGCTCCTAAACATAGTGAAGTCTATATGGTAGCTAATCTACCTATATTCTTATCTGGCGGTACGGATGGTGATACTAGTTTTGATAGTTTACAAGATAGAATAGAAGCTAAGATGGGCGACTACATAGACGAGAATAGTCCAGTAATGGATTTAGCAGTAAATGTAGAGAACGTTATGTATGATGCTGGTTATCGAATGAGTACTAAGTTAGCACTAATAAACTTTATTGTTAAAAGAAAAGATACTCTAGTAGTATTAAGTCCATATACATATGGTAGTAAGGTAGGATTATCTTTATCAGAACAAAGATCATTAGGTATACTTCTTAAAGTAAGATTACAACTAGCTCCTGAAAGTGTCTACTTTGGTACTCCTGTTGCTAGAGGTATGATTGTTATGGGATTTGGTAAGATTACTGGTTCTATCAGTAAAGCTAACTATCCTCAAACATATGATATTGCTATTAAGTCAGCTAGTATGATGGGTGGAACTACTTGGAAAAGTGAGAAACTATTTGCTAGAGGTGAAACTAATATAATCAAGAGTATGTATGATTTATATCCTAATGAGATACCACAAGGTATTAAACCAGCATTATGGGATAGTGGATTAGTATGGTCACAACCATATGATATTAAAAGATTCTACTTTCCTGCTTTACAAACAGTATATGATAATGATACAAGTGTTCTTAATAACTACTTTAATGCTATGGCACTTACTATTATTAATAAGGTAGCTTCTAGAATATGGAGAGCTTATACTGGTAGTGTAGAATATAGTCCTGCTGAATTAATAGATCATGCTGAGAATATGGCTAATAATGAATTAAGAGATGTATTTGCTGGAGTAGTTACTGTAGTACCTAAAGCAATGATTACATCATTTGATGAAGCTGCTGGTTATACTTGGACTATGGTGTTTAAGATGGGTGGTAAGGTTAGTAAGACAGTTATGCTTTCTTACATCGTTGCACTAAGAGAAGAAGACTTAAAATAATAAAGGAGAATAGATGATAAATAATTCTAACAATGTAAGAGTAGGAACATTTGAAGGCGTAGAAGCTACTAACTCTGGTAGCTGGGCTAAAGATATTTCTTCTGTAAACCTTGATAAGGGTGGTCAATGGGGACTACTACCTATGGTGGGTGGTATAGACAGTGATCAGAATGTACATGAGTGGATGTATAATCAACCTTATGTTAAGAGAGATGTGATACCTATTGTCCTAGAGACACCTAGAGTATTTGATTTACTACCTAATAGTCAGATGTGGCATAATAGTGTTAAAGCATTGTTTGAAGTACACGCTAAGACTATTAGTGGTTTAAACAGTTCTTTAAATGTAGAGACTACTGAACGAGAACTAGGATTATCTGGTGCTACTTTTGAAGACATCGTAAATGTTGTAAGAGAGAGTACTAAGATTAATATCACTACTGATGAAAAGTATGGTATCCCATTTGAGATACTATTAGATACTTGGATTAGATATGGTATTATGGATCCTGATATGAAAGCTCCTTTAGTAACTACATTACCTGGTGCTGAAGATATTGGACATTATGGTCCTGAATGGTGGACTTGTACAGTATTGTTTGTAGAGCCAGATGTATTGTTAAGATCAGCTACTCACGGTTGGTTCGTATCTAATATGTTCCCACACGCTAATCCAGACATTCTTGGTCGTAAAGATAAGAATAGTTCTAGAGAGACTAAAGACATCAGTCTTGATATGGGTGGGTTTGCTATACCACCTACTAATAAGAGAGTAATGGAATTAGCTACTAGTACATTAGATAATCTAAAACTATATACTAGAACACCTGATGATATTATTCTACCAGCTACTGATGTAGCAAGTTACTTAAAAGGTAAGAGTCCTAGTGGAATCTACTATGAAGGTAATGGTGCTTCACTATACGAAGGTAAAGAGAAGTCAGCTTACGAATAAAATATAAAAAGATAAACATAATACACTATATGGGATTAACCATATAGTGTATTATTATTTTTAACCAGCCAAAAAGTCAGTTAATTTCTGTTTCTCTTTTCTAATAAAAGACTTGCTAATATTAGTAAACTTACTAGATACTGCTACTTTAATCCCAGGAGAAGTACTAGCTTCACCATTAGATGGGTTACGATATGTTTTCTCACGATCTACTTTAATCGTAATCTTATCATTTTTGTTAACACCAAATGGGTATGTTAATTCAACATCAGTATATGATTTGTGAGCTTTAAGTTCCTCACCTGCTTTTTCAACACCTAATGCTACTACTGTTGCAGCATACTTAGACGTAAAATCAGCTACCTTCTTAAGAGTAGCTACATCAATACCAACATCTGCTGCCTCAGTGATAAATAAATCTTCTTTAGCCTCTGTAACGGTAAGTTTAGCTGTGTTACCGACTACTTCTTTTTGCATACCTACTTTAGGTAGTTCTACTACTGTTGCCATATATATCTCCTATAGAATATTTAATCCAGTTACTTTACTGGTCAACTTAGTAATATATACTTAAAAATATTTTAAACTGAATAAAACTATAAAGGAATATATAATGGCTCTTAAGAATACTGGAGTAAAAGATGTAAGTTGTAGTTGGTTAAAAGGAAGTACTAACCACACTACTACTAAGAGTAGTGAACGAGATACTGGTACCTCTGGTCCTATAGGTAGTTTAGCTTCAGATACAGTTACTGTTAAACAGAGTACATTAAAATCTAATAAAGGGTTGATGAAGAAACATATAGATAGTTCATTAGGTGCTATGACTGATGGTATTAGTAAAGATTTATTAGAAGGGTTAGGAGATAAGAATAAGATAACCGCTACAGTAGATTTAAATAAGAAAGTAAAAGAGAATGTAGTAGATAAGATTACTAGTGCTTTAAACGAGCCTGGAGTACCCTTAAAGACCAAAAGTATACTTCAGAAGACATTAGGGTTCATTTGTGATAAGAATGGCTTAGGGTTCGATTTAGACCTTTCTTTACTTATTAAAGGTTTAGGACTAGATGCTCTTATGGATTTACTTAACTGTATGAGTGATGATGCTACTATTGCTGGTAGAGTAACTAAGATGATGGATATGGATGTTAGTAGTGTTGCTAAGAATAAAACATTAAACACAGTAGCTGGTGGCGGTAAGTTATCTACTAAAGGTGGACTATCAGTATTAGGTAAACAGAATACTAAAGATGGTATTAAGAATGGATTAGTAGATATTAAACCATTCACTCATGATGTTGCTAATAGTAATAAACGATTTGGTACTACCGATAAGAAAAGATACTTAGAAATATTAGGTGATAATAATGATGAGTTTATAAGTACTAGAAGAGAAGGTAGTAGTAGATTAGTAGTAGATGATATGATTGAAGATGTCTCTAATAGTAGACTTAAGAGTAAGTTAGTAGCTCCTATAGATAAGGATACTAGAAATATAGTTAAAAGCAGATTAGTAAGAGCATAGTATTTAACTATGCTCTTACTGGTTATTGTTGTTTAATAATAATCGGTGTAATTAGTACCTTTGATAGCCATCATTGATTTAAATATATCAGGAGTCATACCACCAATCTTCATAGCGTAGTATGCAGGTGAAGTAACATGATCTACCTCATTAAGAAATCTACTAATCTTTAACTTTATCTTAGGTCCTATATGTTTAGTAGTATGTAGGTCCCTAGAACATAGAGAAGCTATATATCTATTAAGAGGAGCTGAATCATTATACAAAGCACCACCTGGATCTAATAATGAATCAGAAGTAGGTGCTGTTATTATCTTACTAAAGTCAGTAACTGTAAAAGATACATCTACAGCTAAAGGTTGTCTATCTCTAGCAAATGCTAAGTTAGAAGTTCCTCTAGTAATAGATAGGGAAGTTATCATACCTAATGTTATAGTCTGGTGTCCTCTTAGAAACATACTTGCTAAATAAGGGCTACCATATGAGTTAACACCAGTTGACCTAGGCAACATACCTGCTAGTAAACAAGCTATAGGTATATATATGTTATGTAAAGCAGACATAGGATTCTTATAAGGAGATATTAGTTTCATTTTGAAAGTAGTTTCAGGGAATGAAGCTGAGCTATCTTCCCATTTCTTAACAAATTCTAGATTGGCATCAGTTAACAAATATGTTAACACATTAGATAAACCCATAGTAACTCCATCTAATGACCCAACAATAGTATCACTAACATAACTTAATACATTAGACATACCTGGAACTAAATTACCCCCAGCTAAGTTAAACTTAACATCTCTAACCTTAGAGGATGCGGCTTTAAGACCACTATCTAAACCTATATCTCCAACAGTATTAGTAAAACTCTCGGTAATAGAACCTGGCTCATCTACTTTAAGGACTAGGTATCTGGAACCTTCTCTTAGTTCAGCATCTACATATTCCTTAAAAGAAGCTACTCGTGTAGGTTTATCGGTTCCTCTATCAGGTAGTAGTAGGGTGCCATCTTTATTAGAAGTAAAGGTACCTGCACTACCAGGAGTATACTCTTCACCGTCTTCTTCTGCATCAGGATCACGTTTACCAAAATGATAATCTGCTTTCATCATAGCTGCATTAATTTTAGCTGTTAGTCCTGCTTGAGGTATTCTATGATTATCTACATTAGGATCTTTTATTAATCCTAAAAAATCATCTTCTCTAAGCTGTCCGTCTTCGTACATCTTCATCTCAGCCATAAACTGTCTATTGGCCGACTTTTGAGCTTTAAGAGCTATAGATACTACATCTATACCGTTATTCTCAGTAAGTATATTAGGCATATATTCTTTTAAGAAGTTTAAATCATCTTGTTCAAACTTTACAGGAGTACCTGCTTTATTAGGTTCTTTACCTTTACTAGTAAACATAGGAGATAGTAAACCTAATTCTGTAGACATTAAGTTTACTATAGTATTTACCGAAGACCAATATGTAGGCATAGTTTCTTTCATATAGTAATAATCTAAACTACCAGGAGCTAATAGAAATTTATAAGCTGTTTTAGCCAGCCATATGAAAGGTACTATATAAGGGAATGCTGCAAACACAGCGTAAGAACCTAAAGTCTTAGCTATATCATAAGGTATTGTAGACCTTCCTTCATTTACTATCTTAGCTTTCTTATAATCTACAGAAGATAATAAGAAGTTAAATAAGTTATTGAAAGTAGGTACACCAAATGTTAAATAGACATTAACAGCATTATCGTCTATAGACTCACCATAGTATCTACCCATACCAATATCGCCATTTAAATCATTTACACTAACATTACTTCTACCTTTTACTCTACCTTTAGAACGAATATCCGCATACCTAGTAAATTGAGGTACACTGTTAATAGATATATTACCACCTAATGAACTATCGGTAAACTTATAATTTACTACAGACCAATATCTATTCTGATCATCAGGAGCGCTTAAATCAGTACTCCTTACCATAAATCTATTAACTAACCATTGACTATCTGTCCTAGTAGTAATCTCTTCTACTTCATTAAGAGTAGGTACTTTCCTAAACATAGTAAAAGCTTTTGTTAACTCATCCATTAGTATTCCTTTTTAAATGTAAACAGTGATGTTATTGTTACTCATCAGCATTCCGTATTGTACTCTTTATCTTATGATAATTTAAAGAGTTAAGAGTATTCGTTATTGTTGTAATATCTTCAGTAGTTATATCTGAAATTATTAATTCTAAATCTATATTATTAATAGCTAACACTGAACTAGGAATAACCCATTCATCAGAGATTACTATAGTATCACCACTATCTGATTCAAATACAGTATACATAACATCTCTATAGTTATTAAGAGAACTATTAATCTCATTAGCTATAGCTTCGTGTACTGTAATTACATCTAGGTAATTAGTAGCAAATGTAAAGTTAACTCTAGCTACTGCTTTCATATTCTTATAATTCTCTCCTAAAGTAACTGGTGCTTTAGTACTGAAGTTATATCTTTTATCTATTATAAACATTCTATCTCCCTTTTAATTCTATCTCCATTAGCGTCTATAACTACATGATAGTTCTCATACTTTATTAAACAACTCTTAACAGTATCTATTTTATCTAAAAAAACTAAATTAGTTATAGTTCTACTACTCTTAGTGGTATAAAGACCTACGTGAATTAATTTATCACTAGTATCTACATCGTCTATAACTGCATTACTGCTTTCACCTATAGATATTATATTACGACCAGCAATATTATATTCTAATAAAGGATTCTTTATAACAAAACCTTTATATTTAAACTTCTTATTAGATATCTTAGATATCTTTAATAGTTCTATAAACTGTACTTCTGTAAGGTTAGCGGTGCCACCTATATTATATTTAACTACTAAACAATCACTGTATCTAAAACGAACCCATAGATCCTTGTGGATAACATGTTTATTAATAATATCAGTTTTTAGATAACTATTCATTTCTTCTATGCTCATAAAGGCAGTTACCCTACCATTCATAGTATCTAAACATATAAACTTCATTAATAGTCTCCTGCATTTTTAATATTCAAAGAAAAATAGAAAGAATAGTGATGGTTACCTATCAGGCACCATCACTACTACTTTAAGTATTGAACCACCATCTCTACTAACACTCCATTTAAGAGGTATTACTAAATCAGTATGCGGATGTAGCTGCTTAGCCTCTAATACATTAGCAGCACACTTTAAACTATTCTTAAATTTATAAAAGACACTATTGTAATAAGGTTCTTTATCTAAATTAGAGAACATCTCATTCATAAATATATTTAACTTATTTAGAATGTATTCTTTCTCGGCTTCATCTTCACACCAGAGATAACTGCATATTCTTACTCCAACAGTACTATATATCTCAGAGTCTACAGATGTTAACTTATTAAATACATAATCTTCTAAGTAAGTTTTAACTAACTTATTTGTTAATACTTTAATATTATTATCTATTATAGTATTAGGGGTTAAAGATAATATAGTTTCTGTAAGTCTTACATCTAAATCATCTAACATATATGTAAAATCTATATATACATTATCTATATAGAAAACCTTGGTAGAGGTACTTGATACTGTATCAAATACTATTTCATCTAGGTAAGTATAAAGCGAATCATTAGTTAATGCAAACTCATCGGACAACTGTTTAATAAGGTTCATCATTATATCCTAATGCATATACTTCTTCCATAGTCTCAACTACAGCTATTAATAAATTATAACTATTATCAGACTCTGACCACTCTGTTGGTATAAACGATATAAACTTAGTATCCAACTTAGAAGTTAAAGCCATCTGTCCTAATAGCTCAGTGATTGGAGCACCTATCGAGTCTATTATAACATTAATCAATTCTGGTAACCCACCTATCTCGTGATAATGTTCACAGCTCTCTAGTTCTGGTATATTTGGTGTAGGTGAATTTAAACAGAAATCATTTACTACCATAATAATAATATCTATTAAGATATCATCGTCATTTATCAATGTTGTTTCGTTAGTAGTTCTATCGTCTATTCTTATATTAATAACAAACATTATTAACTCCGTTATAACTCTTACTAAGGTAGTTAATGCATGGTCTGTATGTATTATATGTGTTTTATTTAAATTATCACCAATACTTATCTTAGCATTGTAGATAATATCTGTTAAGTCCCTCCTACAATATATCATCGTAGGTATATATGTTTCGTCACCATATTTGAATTCGGTTATATCGTCTATATCCGCTATCAATCCACGATATGTTGAATTTATATAACTATTGATATTAGGTATATTTTTTACCATTGTAATCCTTTTATTATTAAAATAAATAAGAGAAGTACACCTAAGCACTTCTCTTATTTATAAGTTACTTCTAAAACTAAATATTGAAAGTTGGTGAATCTAGTTACTTCTAAGGTTCTATAGCTAATCACATCTGAATATAATTCAGGAATAGAGGCTAGTATAGCAGTCTCTAATTCTGTAAGGAAACTAAATAGGTTATCATAATTGATATTAAACCCTAGTTCTGTAAAATGTTTTATAAACCCATCTACTAATGCACTAGTATTAGGATATCTATAATTCCTTAAAAGTGTTACCTCTGTGGCTTCATGTTTTATTATTGTACCTATAGCGGCTACATAAAATGATACATCTACCTTAACTACCTTCTTCATATACTCTTCTTTCAATATTATTTTGGTTTAAATCTCATAACACGCACTATCCCACGCACACTACTATACATTAAGTATACGTTTAACCTGTCGGTAGTAGATAAGCTATACATATGGGTTAATCCTTTTAAAGGAGTATCGCTTAACTCTAACCTACCACTTACGTCTTTAATTATTAAATTTATACATTCATCAAAAAATGTATGTAAGTTTAATGAATTTATATCTATAGATGTAGTTAATGAATGATCATCTATAGAAGTATATAATCTAATTTTAAAATCAGATAACATCTCTTCTCTACACCCAGCACTGGTATCAAAGTACATAACAAAGGAATGTAATAAACTATCCTCAATAATAGTACGGGTTAACTTCTCTATCTCTATTTTCTCTTTAGGTGTAACTAACTCTTCATTAACAGAGAATATTTTAGTATTCAATATTAAATTATATTTAGAAAACCGTATAGATATTAAATCTATTCTTACTAACTCTGATACATCATTAGTATGTATACCTTTAGTAAAATCAGATATCAAGTATGGGTCAAGTATGTGATTGATATACATTATCTGTCTTTCCTTTCAATATATCTTCTTCTTCTTTAGCCTTTAACTCTTCTAAATAAATACCACTGTTTAACTTATATCTCCTACTGGTAGGTGAACTAAAGAATATTATTTCATAGTTATTAATACTAGAACGTATCATTGTAGAATAAGGATTGTGATCGCTAAGTTCTTTCATTACATCTAAATAAAATATATTATATTCAGTGTACAGCTGGTAATTATCATCTATCTCATTCATCTGTAGATGATTATAAACATCTTCAAACCTAGTACACGATAAACATTCACTAGACGATAAGCTTATATGGTCGGATATCCCAAACACATCATTAACTACTGCTTTATGTTCAGAATTAACTCTGGTCATATATATGTAATTAACTATACTTAAAAACTTAGATGTTATAATATTAACTGTTGACTGGTTAGATAGTGTTTTAGATATTCTCCTATATTCATCTAAGGTCATATAAGGTAAGCTATCCTTATATAGAACCTTATTAGTATTAAAATAATCTTTTAACTCTTCAGTAGTAGTTATAGTTATTGCGTTACCATAGTGATCTTGGTACTCTACAGTACTGCATACTATTGGGTGTTCTACCCCGTCTGTATATACCCCTAGTTTATATATATGTGGATATGCATCTGGCAGATAATTCTTTTCCATAGATACTATTATTCTAGGTATTTTCTTTACTTTCTTTTCTATAATATTATCTAGTAGTTCATCTACTACCATATTATATCTTTTATTCATACTTACCCCTTAGTTAAGTTCAAAAACTATAAATGATTTATATAATTTCATATTTGTTAAATGGATTACTCCATCTCCTTGTATGCTGCGTAGTAAATGTTTTATTATTTTCTGGTATCCGTCTGCTACATTATTATAAGCTAGGACTACTTCTGGATTAGGTGATTTAATATATCTACTATAATAACCTAAATCTATATATGGTGCCTGTAAAGATATCTCTTTCAACACTACATATTTTAATAACACATCATCTACTCTAGTCATTACTCCTCTGGAGATATATATTCTAGATTTCATATATTACCTCTTTGTTACTTTCTATAAACATATTAATAATATACAGATGAAATAAATTAATAAAGAACAAACTACATTTAGTAGTTTGTTCTTTATGTTATAATATTAAACCAGTATCATCTACAGTACCAGAGACACCATCAATAGTTTCATTGTTAACTACCTTAAGTCCTTCTAGTTCAGCATATCTAGCTTGTAATCTAATTACTTCTTCATTAAGAACATTCTTCTTTAATGTTAGGAATAAAGGAAATAACTCTGTTGATATTTTAGTAGCTTGAGTGTCAGTAACATGACCTTCCTTATTCTGCATAAGGTTTACTTCAATAATAGGTTCTGGACTATCTGAAGATAATAATGTTCTAGCTAATAAAATATTAGGATCATTTAACTTCTTGATATGTGCTGTTAGGTTATAAACACCAGGATCTACTTCGATTGTAGTATATCTACTAGGCATTAAGAAGTTATACATATCTTGGTGGTCAATATCTCTTACACTACCTGAAGTAAACAGAGCTAGTACTTTAAGTATTCTTAATAAATCATTGTTGACTGCAGTAACAGCAGAAGTAGTAGCAGTACCATCATAGTTGTTATCGAAGTAGATAACAGGTAGAGCTACTTTAGCAGCTTTAGCTATTCCATTTAAAGAAGCTAAAGTATTAATAGTATTATTAACATAGAATAGAGTACTACTATCACCAGCTACTACAGGAATGACTGTTAGGTCTTGTTTAATTAATTCATTAATCAATAATGAACCTGCAATAGAACCTGAACCACCACTACCTGAGAATATAACTACATGATAATCTCCTTTAGCAGAAGTAACATTAGCATCTATAAATGAAGTAACACCTTTAAGTACTTCTTTAACAACTGTTGTATTCTTACGCTCACCAGCCATACCATCTAAAGCTTCAGACGATAGTAATGTACTTTTGATTTGGTAGAATGTATCTTTAAGTTCTGGATAACTATCTACAGTCTTAGATGTAGTATCTATAGTATGGTATTTAATAGAAGAGAACTCTTCTCCTAAATCTAACAATCCATTCTTTAAAAAGAATGATAATGCGTTGGTACCCATACCTCCACAAGCATATATATTTAACTTACCTTTCATTTAACTCTCCTTATATTTTTTGTAAAATCTCTTCACTATGAAGATATAACTCATTATCTTGTAAACTTTGTAATAGTTTATTTCTTATGTACTCTGGATTAAATAACTTATCAGCATCGCTTGCAGCAAACATTCCTACTAAACTAGCTAAGATAGGTTTACTAATATTCTTATACTTTTTAAGTTTAACATCTATATCTTTTATATCTTTTATTATATTCTTTTTCTCAGTCTTTGTTAATTTATTAACTCTAATCATACGGATACTATTATATTTAATAGATTCTAATCTCTCATAGAAGTTTTCATAACTAGTAACTCCGTTATCAGTAACTATAATTAATACCATAGTCACAATAAGGAATCCTGTATAGAATTCTGCTATTGGTATCGCTAATATACTTAAAGTCATAGTTACTTGAAATAGTAATACTATAATAAGGTTAATAATAGAAGTTGAAATAATTAATGGTTTATAATCTGTTATCTTATCTAAAGCATCTGCTAAATCTTTACCATACCCTAACTTAGTAACAAAGGCATCTGCTAGTTCTTCAAAATCACTACTATGATTACCGAACCCACCTAAGGACATTATATTTCTAATATCTTTAGTTACTATCTCGAAAGCTTGGCTGTTTAAACCTTTATTAGATAGGGTACCATCATAACTAGTAACTATCTCTTTTACTACAGATTTATCATCCTTAGAACCTTTAGTAAAGTTTGTTAACCCATCTAGTAACATACTATTATTCTTAACTAATCGTTGTAAGGTAGCATAGAAGTAGAAAGCGTGACCTACTTCATGTAAGATAACTGCTACTAGTTGCTTAGGAGTTAGCTGACTCATATGTTCCGTATCTAAATAAATATTAGGTATATTATCTGGTTTAAAATTATCTATATGTAATCTAGCATAATCTACAGTATATTTTAAATCCTTTGTTGTATTTTCATCATTACCATTTTCTGAATAAATACTATTCGTAGGTACCACTAACGATATAGCGGTTATATTACTTATATTAAAATTAATAGATATCCCAAACCTATTATATATTATTCTCTCCATCTTACTAGACTGTATAGCTACTGTTGTTTTATCAATGGTAGGATCTTTTAAGATGGCTAACACTGATACCATATCAGAGTGAAACTCCTTATATATTAGAGAGTTTTTCTCAAAACCTGCAGTTAATATATCTAACATATTTATTCCTTTTAATTATATCATAATTCACTTAATATTCGTTATATTCGTTTAGGTATCAACTTCTTAATATTAAGCTGTACTTTTAATCCTCTAAAACTATTAGTAGCAAACTCGTACACTATTCGTATATGGGTAGCGTGCTTTATAGCTTCTAGCATAGCGTCTTTCTCTTCTCTTTTAATAGTATAAAAGAAACCTATCTTATAAGTAGATTGTTCTGATAACTTTATAAACCCAGACATATAGATATTAGGACCCTTATCTATTATTCTATATGCGTGTAATATTCCTTCAGATACAAATAATGGTTTAGGGAAACCTATACCGTAAGGAGCTGCTTCTTTTATATCTAATATAGAAGTAAGTAGTTTCTTGTTACTATATATAATTTCATCCACATAAGTAATAGGTTCACTCTTCTTTATCTTCTTCTTATTCAATACTTTAACTAAAGCAGTATAGAAACCTTTCAGATTATTATTAATCTTAAGACCCATAGCTAGAGCGTGACCACCATGAGCTATTACCATACCAGTATTTTTGGCTACTTCATCTATAATATCTACTAAGCTTTGAGGATTATTAGGATCTTCTAACATCCTACCTGAACCTAATAATATCTTGTCATCTGTAGGAGATACTGCAAATACAAAACCTATCTTATAATCATCATTAAAGATAATATTATTAGCAACGATACCTTGTATGTTATTAGAGTTCTCTGCTAACATCACTAATACAGTACCGTTACTATAAGTAACATGGTTTTCATCAGCTAGTACTTTAGTCTGTTTCTCTTTCCTTACGTTGTTTAGATTATCTAAACTATCATATAGGTCTAATCCTTTATTCTCATTAGTAGCTATTAGTGTATTAAAACTTAATCTAGGATTACCTATTCTACCAGGAGTATTCAACATAGGTATTAATTCAAAACTTAATTGTGTTGTATCAATTATAGGTCCTTTAGATAACCTATCTTTAGCTAATCTCCAGAATAATATATCATCTAGTAGATTACTATTAAGTAACTCTATAGTCTTAATGACTAGTTTACGGTTTATAGCTTCTTTTAAATCCATAGCATCGGATATAGTAGTTAGTCCTGCAAATGCTATATATTTATAAACTAAATCTATACCTTTCTCATAGTTAGTATTAAAATGTTTTATGAGGGTATATACTAATACAAAATATAATACCACTGTACCTGTTATCTTCTTAGAGAAAGTACTATCGTCTCTCTGGGGGTTAACAAAAGCGTCCACTACCTTTAATGGAGAAGTAGCCTCCTCTATTAAATGGTGGTCAGTTACTATAATCTGTATACCTAACTCTTTCTTAAGAATAGTTAGATTCTTTAAATCGTGAGAACCATGGTCACTAGTAATTAGTAAATCAAATGGTTTCTCTTTATGTATATCCATAAGTATCTCAGTAGTAGTATTATTAATACCGTTACCAAACTCTCTTCTGTTTACTACTACTTCAAAATTACTATATTTAAATATATTCTTAAACATTAAATGTCCAATAGCTGCTGATGTAACACCGTCACTATCAGAATCGCTACATATCATTATCCTCTTCTTACTAGATATAACAGCACCTATAATATCAGATGCCTCATCTATATCTTTTAAATCTTTTAAATACTCTAAACTTAATATTCTACTAAATGGTAATTCATTAACTTTCTTAAATTCTGTTAAATCATTATACCTAGTGGCATATATCCTTTTGATTAATGTTTTCTTAGTTTTAAAGAAATCCATTATATCTTTATTAGGAGTTTTTAGTTTTATATTATCTACGGCTAGATCAATATCCTTTAACATTACGTTCCCTTTTTCTTTAATATTATACTCATATTATTCTAGCGTACTAAATATTTAGAATGATTTAAACTAAGATAAATAAAAGGACATAAGAATGGATAAGTACAAAGATTTAAAATCATTCTTCGATGAAGAGTTAAAAGATATTAATTTTAATACTCATTTCTTATCTAAACTACATAAGTTTAGAATAGAATGGTCTACTAAAAGTGATGAATATATAGACTTCTTAGGTAGTAATCTACTAGGAGTACACCAGATAAGATTTAGTATCATAGATGAGAGTAGATTAGCAGAGAATGTATTTGGAATAACTAATGTCCCTAAAATGCAGAAAGAGCTGTATGATGTTAAAGGTATTTCTAAGTCTCATAAAGTATCTAGTAATTTACTATATAACTTATTAGTATATGCTATGTATAGAATACAACATAGTTCTGAGAGTGACACCGTTAAGAATAGAGTAAAGACTGAAGCTGGGTTAGTTATGAGTTACATGATGATAACTTCCTTATATGTTAGAAGATTTAATTTCTTAGTAAAAGATAATATAGCTACTACGGTATATGAGAGGATGAGTCAGAAGTTTCTTATTAAACAGTTAGGTTCTTGGCAGGCTGTATTTATCAATATGATAGGAACTATTATAGATAAGAAAGGTGTTAACTATAGGAAGCTACAAGCTTATACTACTGACGATGGTTTAAAAGTCATAACTGATATACAGACTAAGATAAGGTCACATATCAATCATGCTTTTAATTTATTAATGATTGTGTTAGAAGAAGATTTAATAATAAAACAATTAAGTACTACATCATCTAACGTAGATGGTGATAAGGTAGTAGGAGATATTGATTCATATGCTAGTAATATTAAACATACTATTAAAAGTGTAGCTAATAAAGATTATGAGTTCATAGACCCGACCATTACTAAGGTAGTATTATCTCTATATCCTTCTATTAAGGAGAAAGAGTTAGAAGGATTCATATCCTATATGACTAATGCTGATAACTTAGATGTTAAAGATTTAAAGAAGTTAGGTTTACCTAAATCTAATAATGTACATCAAGAAGTATTAGAAGCTATCATAAGTATCTCTATACTATATCTACAAAGATATGGGGTTAACATTACTGATAGGAATAACATACCTTTAATATTAACATTATTAAAGAACTATTGGAACAGTGGTAGAAGTACTGATCCTAGAGTAGAGAAGATAAAGAAGTATATAGCTAAACAGATAACTATATCTTCTAAAAGAAAAACAAAATGGCTAATTACAGGATTAACTACAGCTTATATAGTCTACATATATATGAGAAGTATAAAGAGTAATGTAGTATAACACAGGAAATATAAAAATGATTCTTTTTAGAAAAGACTGGGCTAAATACCCAGGAGCAATAGTTCACGTAACCACTAAGAATGAAAGCTTCTTAAGATACGCAAGTTTATTAAAGTATATGGGTATTGATAATCATGCGTTCTGTTTAGCTTTACACAATCCACTTCTAAAAGATGTAGATCCACACGATGATAATTTATCTTTAGAAATACAAACTATGATAGCAGTAGAAGCTAGAGATAACTTCTGGTACCATATTAGAGAAATAGCTAGAGTACCACCTCCTGCTGGTAATGAACCTATTCAGTTTAGAGCTAACAGGGCTAACATGGCTTTCTTCTGGTTATTCTTTAATCATATAACACAGATGCTAATACAAATTAGACAAACTGGTAAATCATTAACTGCTAATGAATTAAATGCGTGGTTAGCTGGCATAGGTATTACTAATGCAGATATATCACTACTTACTAAGGATGATAAATTAAGAAATAAAACATCAATACAGATAAGAGAGATAATGGATTTGTTCCCATCTTACTTAAAAATGATACATAAATCAGATATTAAGAATAGTGAAAGAATCACAGTTAAGAAATTATCGAATATGATAAATATATATGTTGGTAGGACTGATAAGAAAGCAGCAGATAATACTGGGCGGGGTATGACTACTCCTATCGTAGAGATAGATGAGACTGCATATGTTCCTAATATTGCTATCACCTTACCTGTTATCTTAGCAGCTACTACAGATGCTAGAGAGGTTGCTGATAGAGCTGGTGTGCCTTATGGTACTTTCTTCTTAACTACTCCTGGTAAATTATACAGCGAGAGTGGTAGATTTGCTAAAAAGATGTATGATGCTGCTCTTAGATGGAGTGAGGAGTTCTTTGACTTAGCTAACAGAGAAGCATTAGAAACTTTAGTAGAAAAGAATGGTGGTCGTACTGGTTTCCAACTTATACTAGTAGAGTTTAATCATAGACAACTAGGTTATACCGACCAATGGTTAAAGAAAAGAATAGCTACTGCGTTATCAGAAGGAGATGATGTAGAGAGTGACTTCCTTAATAAGTGGGTAGGTAGTGGAGCTAATAGTCCTATTAGTAAAGATTTAGTAGCTATTATTAAAGATAGTGAAAAGAAGACATCTAGGGTAGAGATAAGTGAGCACGGTTATATTACTAGATGGTATGTATCTGAACAAGATAAGGTTAGGATGCAACAGAAAGGTTTTCTAATTCTAGGATTTGATAGTAGTGACGCTGTAGGTCAGGATGGTATGGGGTTAGTTTATAGGTTTAGTGAGGATGCATCTGTTGTAGGTGCGGGTGACTATAATGAAACTAACTTAACATTGTTCTCTGATTTCTTATCTGAGATATTAATAAATCATAATAGTATACTATTCATACCAGAGAGAAGAAGTAGTGCTGTAGGTATTATGGATAATCTAATAACTATCTTAGCTACTAAAGGAGTTAATCCGTTTAAGAAGATATTTAACTGGCTATTCCAAGATGGGCATATCTATAAAGATAAATTTAAAGAGATATTTGCTAATAGGGTACCTAGTCAGGAAGAGCTTACTAAATGTAGAAAGTATTTAGGATTTGCTACTAGTGGTGGTGGAGCTACTAGTCGTACTAACTTATATGGTAATATATTCAATGCTTCTATAAAGTACGCAGGTAACCTTACAAGAGATCCTTTATTAATACAACAGTTACTATCACTAGAGATAAGAAATGGGCGTATAGACCATGCTAAGGGTTCTCACGATGATATGGTTATAGCTTGGTTACTAGCTTATTGGTTCTTAGTATCTGGTAATGGTAAAAAGTATTATAATATAACTGAAGGTCATGTTCTTAAATCAGTTATAGATAATGAACTATTAGCAGGTGTTGAGGGTGAAGATTTAAAAGTTATTAAAGAACAAGAATTACTTAGACATAATATTAATCAATTAGTAGATAGTTTAAAGAGTGAAACTCATGAACATATAGCTTTAAGAATATTAAATAAGATTAGAATGCTAGAAGCTAAGATAAATAAAAGAATCATAAAGAACTTTAACTTAGATAGTCTTCTTAAAGAGATTAAGATTATAAAAAGAATAACTAAATTAGAAAATACTAAAGTTAAGTATTATTAATACTACAGAGACTAGATTGTCTCTGTAGTATTAACGTACTCGTGCATTTTGGAAATCTTCTATTTTCAATTTGGAATTGTTGATACTACGGTCTAGTATTACTCTTAACTCCCCAGTAAACTCATAGTTCTCTCTATTGTCAGAGTTTTTGAACTTATTGGCTTCCTTTACAGGAGTCCAAGCAGGTGTGTAATATAATAACGACCACTTATACTCTATCTTTAAAGTATCTGGGGTTATGTACATATCTACTCTATCGTAATGTGACTCGTCTATCATAGTTTTCCTTTATTTAAATCTGTAGGGTCATACCCATCTGCTACTATTCCTTCAACCTGTCTCCATACATCTAGTATAGCTGACTTCTCGCCTAGGGTAAGTGTAGGTGTCTCGGCATAGTAGTGAGTTACTAAACCACCATCCTCCTTAAACTCCATCATCCCATCCATCACTTGGATGTAATCATCTCTCCATCTAGCAGATACTTTATCACTATCATGCCAACTATCATCAAAACCAGAACATCTATTGTTCTCGTATAAGGTATAGAGAGTTGGATGTGCCATAGTGTACCTCTGCATCGTAGCATTCATCTCCGCAAGACCATCATATGGTACCTTATGAATACTATAGTCGTTAAGGACATTATTGGTCTGGAACATAACTTCTCTAGCTTTATCTAGCTGATTGTTAATGATATTATAATCATGTTGTTCCTGTAATATAGCGGCAAAGTTACTGTTACTGACTGCTAGATTATTTATAAAAGACTGATGGTTATCCCTTAGATGGGATACTACATCTGGTGTAGGTGCTACTGATGTTGCAAAGTTAAACATCATATTAGCATCTGCCCCATTAGTTCGTAATATAGTGCCTTGCATTATTACTCCTTTATTATTTTGTTACTTTCTATAAACATATTAATAATATATAGATGAAATAAATTAATAAAGAATAGACTGCTAGATACAGTCTATTCTTTATATTGGTTATATGGTAATACCTACTTTAGGGTCATAAGCTTTATAAGCTTCTTTAAACTTAGTGATACCTAATTCTAAATCTTTTTCTTTATCTACATATTTAACAAGTAAAGTATTATCTTCCCATGTACTTAGTTCTCCGTTAACAGTAACATTAAAGTGTTTTATATATGTACCTTCAGCATATCCGTTCTCTTGTCTGAATCTATTCAAGAAGTTCTTAATCATATATAAATCATGAACCTCTTCTAAAGACATACCTAATGCTGCTTGTAACTCTACTAACCTATTCATTAGCTCAACAACATCTGGACCATTAATAGCACGTAGGAAAGAATCATTAAGTTCTAAGATTAAGTTTGAACCTATTTGGACTTGGGTGCTTACTGCATTAGTTTTCATTCCAGTTATAGCATGTAATACTTGGTCTTCAGCTCCTAATGTTATAGTCTTAGATAATAGGAAATGCCATAAGTCTACTACCTCTATACGAGCATTATCTAAATCTGGAGCTTTACTTACATCTTTCCAATGTTTCCAAGGGAAGCTATCCATCAACTCACAAGACTCCATATACATACATCTATCCCAATTAATGACTTTACCTATATTAGTAAACCCACTTGTCCACTCTTCACCATTTGTTAAGTTATTTAACTCATTTTGCTTTTCTAATAAAGCACTTAGTAATACTTTTGGATCTTTCATATTGTCTCCTTATATTTTTAACACATTAATGATACATGAATAAATAAAATTAAAATAAATAAAAGATACCAACATAACCATATCTAGTTATGTTGGTATTTGGGGGCGTAAGTTGTGTTATATTCCTACATTAAAAGTAACAAAAATGTAGGTAATAATTATGTATATAGATACTTTGTGTTGTTCTATATACTAGGAAGCCTGATTCCTATATACCCTATATGTAGATTTATCATTGATCTATCAATATAGGAATCCGACTTCTTCACATTAATAATATACAAATAAAAAATATTTATAAACACAAGGTACTCTTATTAGGAGTACCTCATGTATTAACGATGTGCGTGTGCTTTCTCTAGTAATTTACTATATACTGGACAAGACTTATTATCTTTTGTATTTACGGTAGATACTACATAATTAGATAATGTAACCATAGTAGTAGGTGGTAAGTATAGATTCTTATTAATTTTAAATAAGTCTAGGTCTACGATGTTATAGTGGGGTGAGAAGTTCTTCATCATATTCTCCATCTTCACATCGAGTGCAAAACCTAAGTTCTCTTCATCTCCATCGAAATCTCCATTCTGAGCCTTTACTACTAGAACACTTATCCCTACAGACTTATCTTCTAAGTCAGTTTTAAATTTAGAAATATGTACGAAGAGAGATGATCCAGGAAGTAAGCTAGGATTCCTATGGATGATTACTGGTATCCCTTTACCAGGAGCTTCTGCTATTAACTCATTTAGCAGTTTTTCTATAATAGGTATGTGTCGCATAGTAGCTTCATATAGTATTTCATTTATGTCTCTATATCTCATACCTAACTTAGATAACTTATTTATTAGATGTGGTCTCATAACCACTACACCTATAGTCCATGGAACATGTATTGTATCATAATCATACTTTAACGGTAATGCAGTAATAACAGCTCTAGCTGTAAAGTTAACTCTAGTACCATAAATATGTCTACGAACATTTCCTTTCTTACCTGCTATGTATGTTCTCATATATGTTTCAAAGAGTTCATTTATAGAAGATATAATATAAGCAATACCATTCTCTACCTTTCTAGGGTCGGTGACAGTGGTAAGTTTTATCGCTGCTAATGATATATTAATAATATCACCTAACATAGAAGATGTAAACTTACCCTTGTTAGTAACTTCCATTACAAATAATCTTTTATTTATAAGACCTAGATAGTCAGAGAACAATACATCTTTCTCTCTAAAGTATAACTCTTCTAACATAGCTACCTTAGTAGCTTTATCATTAGCTTTAAATGTAGAGTTGTTTTTAAGATAAGTAAATATCTTTGGTAAGCTATTAATAAAATTAGAATATCCTCTACCCCCTATAATAGATTCTAAGTTTCTTAATATTGGTTTAACATTCTGTACTCTATACTCAGTATCACATAGCCATCTAATAGCATCCATACCTTTATCTCCATTGGATTTAAAGAGTACTTTAAGCTGTCCCCAGAAATGAGGATTAAAGAATTGTATATTATTATAACTCTTAACCCATAGTAGAGGTTTAATCTGTACAAACTTCTTAGTGACTGATGTAGAACAATATGGACATACCTTACCAAGTAACCATCCACCCTTCATTTCTCCGCATTCACATTGGGGTATCATAGATATACTGTCTGAGTAAGTAGTATAAAGCTTATCTCTTAACTCTAAATCTTCAAAATGAGATAAGTTATTTAATAATATCTTATTTTCAGTTTCGTGAAATAGAGAATCTATATTCTTATGTCCTAATCTTAAAGCCATAATTCTCCTTTGTTTACTTTATTTTAACATATGAATGATATATAGATAAAAAATAATTAAGATTAAACATACAGATAGGAATCACCCTATCTGTATGTTACCAATTTAGTAATGGGTTATTATTTTTAATAGCAGTATCTAAAGACTCTACTATACAGACTCCATCTTTACATAAATCTGAATTCTCAAAACCTGATCTTAAGTCAGCTAATTCTTCTTTAGTAATATTAGTATCCATAGATTCTACACCTACACTATTCCACTGGGTAGCTGAACCTACTCCTGGCTCGTGTACTAAATCCCAAGTAGATATTATAACTACTTCTCTAATAGTAATAGACCCTACAGTATGCTGATATACTAAAGACCTAATAGAGAAAGCTACATTAGCAACAGGATTCTCTAACATCTCTTTAAGATGTTCTCCCTTACTACCTTCTGGTTTAACCCAACCATATATCTCTAAAATATTATTTTTAAATCCTGGTTCAGTTTTACCAGTATCTATAATCTCTATCTTCTGAATATGTGCTGCTACATTATCTAACTCTAACCAGACTGTTCTTCTTTTAAGTTCAGTTTCTGTTAACCCTTCTACATCAGGATGGGTATACTCACCTCTTAGTAAGCCTTTGTCTATTCTCTTACCTACTAATGACTTAGCACCTAGAGCCTCGTCTACATCAGTTACTCTATAGTATATGCCTGAATCAGTATATGTATTAAGCTTACCAAAGGTAACTCTATAATATCCTTCCTTATTCTTTATAATACTTCTTTTCTTATCAGTAGACGATACACTACTCTCTATAACTTTGGTACCCATATATTATCCTTTTACTTATTTTTATTCAAGGGAATTGTGAAATCAATAGGTCTATGTTTATATAGCATTATTATAAAAGTTTATTAGAGGTGTAAGTTGTGGGATTAGTGTAGGGGTTATATAGTCCATAGGAGAGATCTAAGGGGTATAGGTTAAACAAACTAGACTAAAAGGTGTAAGTACTAGGGTAATAGGTGTTTGTTGATTGTGATGGATGCTAGGTACTGTTATGTAGGTATCTAATAAAATATAGAAATAGTGAGATAAATTACTATAAAACTAAGGGAGGTAGGTATTATATCTTAGAAATAAGGATAGCCCATAGATGAGCTGTAAGGGGTCTAAATTAAACGAACTATGTTAAAACGACAAAGGACTAATGGTCAGGGTAGTTTATTAATTTAAGAGGGCATTCTGTTCGTTTATGAGGGTACTGTAGGTTTGGAGTTGCTGTAGGTTTGGGTAGGAGTAGTAATTATGAGGTTAAGGGTATTGTTCTTAAGAGTTACGGCTAGAGGTAAGGGAATCTCTACTCCTCACGAGCTACTAAAGGTAAGACAGCAAAGCTGTCGTTTTGACTACTAGTCTATCTTTGTGTGTCCCTACACCTTGCTTACCTTTAGCCTACCCTTAGCCTTAGAGATAGCCTTAGTTAGCTTAGACCTGGCTTTAAATTTTCCCTCTATAGGAAATACAAATAAGAAACTTCACTACGTTCGTTTCTTATTTGTAGTTTTTATAAAAAAAAAAGAAAAAGAAAAAGAAAAAAACAAAAAAAGATTTTAAAAAATCTTTATTTTATTTTCTTATTTTATCTTATATTGCTTTAA